GTAACGGTATTTTGGTGACCATTTTCCTGTGACTCCTTCCTTGAGCCACCTTTCCCTGTTTTCCTTAACTGTAACATTGTCTCTGTATATTTTTTGCCTTAACGCCTTTGTGAATTGCTGTACATGTGATTTATCTAGATTCTCGTATATTATACCTTGTTCTGTTATATATGGTACTGATTGAGGGTCGTAAGTAAGAGTAACGAAGTATGCTGACTCCGCTACCCTTAACTCCATTAACAAACGAAACGTCCAAACTGATCTCTTTGTCTGTATACATGAATAACATCTCGAACAAGGAACATATGATCCTACATGCTCTTTTGTTACTGGGTGTACTTCTATCCAGATTGGATTTTCGCATTTCATTTACTTACGTCTACCGCCTCTAATGAGGACTACTTTACCTCTACCTCTACTGCGTCTGCCACGCCTTCTAAACCTTCTTGCCATTTTTTACCTCCTTTTTTATATTACATCTGTTAATAACTCTATTAACCATGTAGCTATTGCTACTAACCACCCTAACCATTTGATAATCTTGTCTTTCCAGTTCATAATTTTCCTTTTCGTTTATTGTTTAACCACTCGTTTAACTTATCTATAAGGTTTCTGTCCCTTTGTTGAAATCCTTCCCAGAACGCTAGGTTTCTGTAATCGAAGGCTTCTGATGGCCCTATTATTACTGTTGCTATTACTGGCTCTTTAAGACCATCTAAGTATTCGCATGCTTTAATTTTTCTTTCTGCTAAATTTAATGAGGCTGCTTCTAATTGTTCCTCTTGAAAGGGCCCATCTGCTTCTGTACTGTTTGGAAATTTGTCTGTTTTTTCTGTCATGATTTTTTTTAATTACGGCGATCTCGCCAATTTTTACCATTTTTAACTCCTGGTCTGTTCTGACCTAGATTTTGAAGTTTATTTGTTTGTTCCTCTATCCATTGTTTTACCTGTGGTAATTTATCGCTTATTCCTGCTTCTTTTAGGAATCCTGTGAACATACGTAACCATGTTGCATCTGACATAGTCATTTTATTATCTTCCCATAACTCGTTCTTGAAAGTTTGGAATGTATTTGATAGTGTCTGTCCTGTGACTTTACCCTCTGTTAGCCTTTTTTGAATCTCTAATAAGCCTATACGATCTGATGCATATTCTGCGTCTGATTGGTATTTTGATACTTCTGCGGGGAGTAATTTATTTAACCTGTTTAACTGACCTTTTGATAAATTTGCCTGTGCGCCTATTGATAATGCTCTTACTGTTTCTGTTATTGCCTTTTTATCTACCAGATTTTTATCTGATTTCATGTTCTCTACCTGCTGTTTTTGATTTCTAATGTTTTGATATTGAGCCATTTGGTTTGTGAAGGAGGCTCCTATGTCTCCTATTTCTCCTTTTTGATATGATCCTACTGGTCCGGCGTTACCGGCTGAAGTTCCGCCGCCGCCTATAACCATATTTGGATTTATACCTGCGTCTCTATAACGTCCTACTTGTGCTGATGGGGCATTGTATCTATTTTGTCTATCCCACATTTTTTTTTGCCATGAGCGTTGTAAGGCTGATCCTAATATACTTGCTCCTGCTCCTACTGCTGTGCCGATTGGTCCTAATAATGATCCTGCTGCTGCTCCTTTTGCTGCGTTTGCTAGTGGATGTGTTGGTCCTATTGCCATAACTGTTTGATTTTAAGTGACAGTGTCACTTAGCACCATTAAGACAAGTGAATGGTGCTGATGACCTTTATTTTTTTATTGTTGTCCTAACGGTTTTTGAGTATTATTTCTTTCGAATTCTCTTAGTCGCTCTAGCTCCTTTTCCTTCTCTTCTTGCTCGGCCTTGGCCTTGGCCTCTGCCTCCGCGCTCGCTTGATTGGCTCTTTGCTGCTTGTTGTAATTGATAGCGTCTCGCTCTTCTTTGATGTCATCCATTGTTGTTAGCGGATCTGCTCTGAAGTCGTCTGAATAGTCTGCGTCTGTGAAGTGAACTTCTATCTGCTCTTCTTGATTTTTGCTTTTGCGTACGTCTCGTTCTGTCATGTTAGTTTCTTTTAATGTTTGGGCGATTTGACTCATTGTTTCCGCAATATAAGCCATTACTGTCTCTTTTCCAAGTAAAGGGTATATAAATCGCGAAAGCGACCCTTGACTTGGGCGAGTAATGGCTTGTTATCTGCTTGACAATGTTGTCGTTAACTAAATTTCTGTATTATGGAAAGATTTGATTTGATTAATCTGTCTAGTAAGGAACGTAAGCTTTATGATGAGTTTGAGAGGTCTGTGCCGGATCTTGGCTTGGAATTTGATCTGGAGCTTGTACGTTGTACCGCTGATGATCTATGTCAAAGCATTGATCCGGCTGATGACCTTCCTCTCTTTATTAAGCTTGAGTTCCATATTAATAAGGAAGATGCTCTCTGTACTCTCATCCCTTTTATGAATTACGGGCTTAAGCGTGTTACCTCTGGTGAAGTTGAAGATGATATATTGGCCATTTTGCCTGAATTTCCTTGTTCTGATTATGGCCGCTTTACTCTTGATGATGACCGTAATATAATTCCGGAGGGATGAGATGCGGAAGAAAGTTGAACATTGGGAGTGGGAAGAACTCCTACGACGTACGCAGCGATGTGAGGAAGAGATCGCGAATTTGGCTGTTCCACATAACTGTGAAAGACGTGCTGCTGTTACTCGCGTCTCTATCCACTATAGCTCTGGCGTTGTGGATGACTTTGAACTGAATATGCCCTTCTGAATGATAAAGGCCCCGTGAGGGGCCTTTTTTTATGATCGTCCTGCTACTGAGGCCAGGGCCTGTCCTAACCATGCCGTTCCGAACTAGAAGTGTTGGATGTTGCTATGCGACTGCGTTTTGGAAAGAAAGAATGTTTTTTTCTTATCCAGCACTCATCACATAACATTAATCCTGTGAATAGGTCCTCTCTGAAGTGTCCTGCGGCAAAGCCGCATGTGCTGCATCTATTGTGTTTCATGTCGCTTTTTATTTCCTACGCTCCTTCCTTTAACGTAAAATCTAACTAATCTTTCTTGTCTCTTACTCATGCCATATGCACTACATTGCCATAACAATGCATCTCCTAGGCTTCTCATTTACTCTTGAATGATTGGTCGTCCCTTTTTATTTCTTTCTAGTATTTCTTTAACTGATTGAGATTGTCCCGGTATAGTCTGAATTTTTACTGAATCCTCTGTATATCCATATTTCTCTGGATTTTTACGTGTCTCTACATGATTGACCTTTAGCCTATCTGTTGGGTAATTTTGATGATTTCTGTATACTATCATGGTTTTTTATTTTGGTATATCGTGTACGAACATTGGTCTAATTGCTCTTACGTCATTGTGAATGAAGCAATATATTTGCTCTCCTACTTCATTTGCGAATATTCTTGTTATTTCGTCGTCCTGATCGTTGCACTCTATGAATGATTGATTTAATAATGGGCCTGCTCCAGCTGTATCTCCTATTGTGGCCATATGCCAGTAATCTAATGAGTTTGTAAAATATCCTGCTACATATGAATTTTTGAATTTATACTCTGACCATCTTGGTGCGTACCCGAATACATCGTCCATATCTGTACCTGTAGCATCATAACCGGCCTCTGATTGTAATATTGATTGATCTCCTATATTTTGTAACTGTGGTACGAAGAAATCTTCTCTGTCTGCTTTACGCCAGAACCTTTCTAACTGTGCTCCTCCATACTTTGTACGTGGTAATACTGATAATATAGACATAATAATACCATGTTCTTTTGCATAGAACCTTGATTGTTTTGATGATCCTGATGCTATTGCTCTACCTGTTTCTAATGATTGTGGATCAACTGATACTACTGCTCCTCCTACTCCATCGTTTACACCTGCTGTTGGATCTAATACCTGAGATTGGTTTAATACTGATGATATCTGTACTGGCTGTTTTCCTCCACCTATGTATTGTGGAATTTGAAGCTCTGCATTATCTCCTATTACACCCCATACTCCTAATAACATTTCTATATATCTTGTTCCTCCTCTTCTCTCTGCTTCTAACCATCTTGTAACTGCCATCATTCTACGTAACTCCATTGCTTCTATTGTTGCTAATGAACTCGGCAATCTTGTTGCACTACTGCCATCAAGTGTAACACGACTTCCTCCAGATATTTCTATTCTACCACTAGCGTCTATATCCATTGCTGTAGGTGCTCCAGTTACAAGTGCTCCTGTGGCTTGACCTTTTGTATAAAATGTATCCGGTGCATCCAAATCTAACTCTACATCTGAAGCTGCTCCTGTGTAAGCTGTTGGTAAGGCTCCTCTGAGATAATCCTTTTCATAAGCTCTATGATATGGACTCTCTAAACATATTGCCGATATACCCACATTATGGTCTCCACCTACTAAATCTATTCCTGTTGAACCTCCTGCATGCTTATTACATACTGCTCCGCATAAATTTTCGTCTCTGTAATATTCATTGTATATTAGATGATATGCGAAGAACGGTAATACATTAATATCTACATCTTGTGATACTGTTGTTCCGGAATCTATAATTGGGAGTCCTAAATATGCTGATAACGATATATCATCGAAATACTGTTTATTTGTATCGTTAATTGTAACATATGGTAATTCCTCGTTTGCATAAAACGAATCTACATCTCCTGTTATATAATCCTCCCATCCTGCATATGATGTACCTATTGGATTCATTAATAACCTATATGGTACGAAATAATCATGTACATAAGCATTTAACCTATGAAATACTGGAGCTAACATTGGAGCTAACTTTATAATCATATTGTGCCTTAATTGAAAGCTGTCTCCCGGTACTACCTCATGCCACATAACTGGTAATAATTGTCCTATACGTGCTGTGAAGTCTACCTCGTTTGATAAATCGAACGCACCTTTTCCTGGACTAGGTACTGGTGATTCTCTGAACATTACATTTTTCATAATTTGTTGTTTCTTTTAAGTTGTCTTATAGCTTTTTTGCGATTTGCTCTAGTGAATTCTGCTTGTGCAATTCCGAGATTTTTGTGAGCCTCCCAGATATCTCCCTGAGCTTCTCTAACGAAGAATTCCCATTCTGTTTTCTCTTGCTGTGCAATATATTTTTGAGATTGCTCTTTGATATTGAATATCTCTTCTTGATTGAGGTTTTCTCTGACCTTTTCTTTGAGGTATCTACCGATTGGGATTTTAGAGCCATCCTTAAGAGTTGCATAGCTATTTTTAGAATTTTTAATATAATTAGTAATTTTGTCATCTATCCAGTTTAAGCCTAATCCGGGTTTTTTTGACATTATTGCGAATGGCTTTTGACGGTCTGTGTCCTCTAACCATATTTCCGTATAAGGAAATAAGTGATGTTTTGTCATGTAGTGTGCCGAACCCCTTGCTACCTCGTCTATATCTATGATGCCTTTGTTCCATATTTTTTCTAATGTCTCTGAGAATAGTTTACCTGTTAAATTGTTGGTATCAATGTAATCATTAGGAATATTATACATAACAATATGGTAATGAGGGCGATCTCCTTGACCACCGTACTCTCCGACTGTGAAGTAACGGTATTTTGGTGACCATTTTCCTGTGACTCCTTCCTTGAGCCACCTTTCCCTGTTTTCCTTAACTGTAACATTGTCTCTGTATATTTTTTGCCTTAACGCCTTTGTGAATTGCTGT